TAACCATGTACCCCGTCTCATTGAGAACGGTTGGTGTGATTACCTGAACATTATTATTAGCATCCACCTCAGCTAGATTGGCGGTCAGACCACCTTCGATTACAGCCATTTTACGCTCCTATTAAATAGTTAAATTTCATGTTACCCTTGACTCGCGTGGCTGCGTTCCAATAGGCGGTAATTTCTGTTGCGGATTTTACCACACCGCTTACGCTGATTCCATCCATTTCTGCTTCATCCGCAAGCGTTCCCTTGCCAGTATATGGGCCTACAGCTTGGAATATGTTTACAGGTTTGCCTGTGGTTAACCCACTCAATCCCGTAATGGTGAATTTACCTGAGCGACGAGGGTTGCTTCCTAGGTTTATTTCAGCAGTGGTGTAAGTTGTTCCCGAACTACCACTAGCCGCCCCATCACGCCAGTTACCGCTGTTAAAATCGTATTTAAGGCGCTTACTTAAACCACCAGCAAGCGTTGGGTTCACAACCCCATCAACCGTACCGATAATTGTTACCGTACCAGCACCAATGTTAATTATCTCTAATTCTTGCGCGTTCACCATAGGCGATACTTGCGTCGAAGGAACTGGAAGCGTTTGGTTAGTCGGGCTTGCGGAGTTAACCCACACCACTTCGTCAGCATAGGTAAGCGTGCTAGAACTTGTAACCCTGCGTGAGCGCTTCACTGGTCTACGTGACATCTGCGCGTCGTCAATATCACCAAAGAATAACTCAGCTACATCCAAAACAGGAGGCGTTACACTCGCTGCAAGCGGCAACATCAAATCAGCGTAAAGACAAATACCGTTAAACGTGTCCATTACGTCCGTTGGAAGGTACGCTTCACCGTATATAGTATACTCACCATCCAAAAAGACGGGCGCTTGGTTCACATAGATATTAGGGACATCAGCAGTTAGCCCTTGGGGGAATTGCAAGAAATGCCCAAAGATACCACCATTCATAGTAAAGCGTAGCCATGCGCCTGAGTTTTGCAAGCCAGATACACGGTATTTCATGTGGAACGCTACTTTGCGTCCTGCTAGATTAGCCTGCACCGTATCGCTAGAGAAAAACGAAGAATCTAACCCGAATAAAGTAACGCCAGCCGCTGTTGATGCAGGAATGCTAATACGTTGAGCTTTGCCCCTACAGAAAGCTGTATCTGTGATAATCGAGAAATTACCACCGGGCAAGCTGCTATAAACACCGTCATGCAACCCATCAGCGTTGGTATCAGCACCCTCAAACGTAGCAGTGCGCCCAAAGATATTCTCTGTTGCCCCTGCGGTTTGCTCAGCAGCAGATACAGTCCCTAGCGGAGCGCGTGGGCGTAAATCTTGCAAGCATCCTACACCGTCGAGAACGCCAAGGGCATAATCCGCCAGCAAGATAGAGCCAGCGCCACTTGTATGGGCTTCGTCAGCAAAATATTGATGGCTGTAAATAATCGTTCCATCAGGAATAATAGCCGAAGTGGTGCGGCTGATAGTAATCGTATTCGCCGTGGTGTCACGTGCAAGAATCACGCAAGGCTTAGATATAGCCCCGTTTGCACTCCATACAAACATTCCAGTCCCTGCGGTGAACTGCGAAGCATCAGTTACGTTGATAACCGTAGCCCCCGAAGATGTCGAACCTACAGTTGTGGACTGCGCTAGTGCGTTTTTACGTGTGCCATCCGCGTTAAATAATTGTGCGTTAATATCTAGGAAGATAATCCCAGCGTCATTTGCGCTCACGCCATCAACGCCGTTTACAGGGTCACAATACGTTCTTAGAGCGTCATTGTAAGCGTTATGCGTGGTGGATTGCGTAACCACATTCCCATAAGAAGTAGAAACTAAAACAATCGCGCCATCTTTTCTAATTTCCTCAATCATCCGCACTGTGTTGGTGTATGCGGTTGCCAAGTCATTACGACCAGCGTCAAGAAGAACAATGCCCGGCTTGAAATTAAGGATATTGGTATGAAGCCTATCCCTCATCCATGTGCTTGTTTGACCAGAACCACCGCAGTTGCGAGTACGCTGCAAACGGGGGTCTTTCATCATCATCACAGAGCCATAGCTATCCCATGCAGCTACCGCGCTAGTACCCATAAGAGAGAATTTGTTGCTACGCGCTATAGGGGTAACGTAGCTAGAGGCAATCCCACCTGTAACGGTCAAATCCCCAGAACCCAATACAGTAGCACCGTTAATTGTTTTAATGTTTGTGCCACTTACAAGCGTTGCCTGTTTTGCGGATAGCGCGGCAGTTAATCCCGTAACATCAGTAATTTCAACATCCACGACAGCATGGTCTGCATTCCATTGCGCTTTGTTTATTTCGGCATCTGGGTCATCAGCTACCGTCATTACTGTTGTATGGTAAACCCGCATTAGTAAATAGCCCCATGCCTTGCAATGTACTCGTTACGGATAGCGGTAAATTCAGCGTCACTTATTACTGCATTGCACATGCCAAACGCCTTAATTTCTGCACCTGAAGTTAACGGAGAATCCGCTGCACCACCAGCACCAACTTGCAATGCGTCGGAAGCGTTCGTTGATGATGTATAAGTATTAACGCTTGATGTATAAGGCGTGGCGGAGTTGATATATGCTTTCGTCGCTCTTGTGGTGGGATTGAACGTAAATGCTAAAACCTTAAACGTACCATCTGCAAAGTCAGCGCCACCCTGCGTGTCACTATCAACAAACACAGCGCCGGAGCAGTTCCTTTGGTAATTGTTGGCTGTACCGAAGAATCCGTTGCCTACAGCAGTGCCATGTTTGGCAGAGCTACGACCACCCGTACCGTAGATAGCTTGGCCTACAGCAGCCCCACCACGCGCTGTAAACTTACCGGCGATAAAGAAAGTATGCGGCAATCCACCAGTAGTTTTATGCAAATCGTTAATAAGCGTTGTATTGGCCTTAATCGTAAACCAATCACCACCATCCAAAGTAAACTTATTAGTAGCAAATGTCGGGTCGTTAGCTGCCGAGCCGCTATCCGTACCAAGCCAGAAGTCATAAGCAGTCTGAGCAGTGCCATCAGCGGGGGCCGTTACAAGGTTTGCAAAAGTTTGTCCTGATGTGTAGCTCTCAACAATTGTCGCGTCGAGGTCAGCAACCGCAGAAGCCACAACAGTTTGCATGTTGGGGACTGCTGGCGCCCCACCTACCCCGCCAAACATTCTGCGGCGACGATTCATTATTTTGTACCAACAATGGTGATTACATAGCCCGAGCCGCCCGTTGTAATAGGGCTAATCCACAAAGGATTCTGCGCAATCAACGCGCCACCAGCAGCAGTTAGCGTGATAGCGTTACCCTGCGGGTCGGTGAGGTTGAACCAGTCACCGGCCACAGCATCGTCAGGTGCAGCCTTGTTGCTTCCGCGAAGCGTTGCGCTGCCGAAAGTCGCGGTGATTTGTACCGTTTTATCTGGGTAATTTGCAAGCCTTTCTGGCTTTCCCGTATCACCAGCCCCCAACGACCATGAAAAAGAAACAACATTGTCAATTGTTTCACCGTTTTTTATTGCTGCTATTGATGCCATTTTATACTCCTATGTTTAACTTTGAATTGCTTGCTCGATGAGCATAGTGTTTGGATTGCGTTTGACTTCGATTACCTTGGGCGCGCGAATATCAGCGGAAAGATTCTCAAAACTTCCCTTCATGGCGTTTAGCATTTCAAGCAGCATGGCCATGTTTTGCTGTTGAACCGCTATGTTTTGCACTTGGATTGAGTTGCCCTCAGATTGCACAGACAGCTCTTGCGCTTTCAGTTCATTAGCAACCTGCATTTGCTGCGCTTCAATCTCTGACTCGATAGCCTCACGCTCCGCTTCGCTTTGCTTGTCAATAATAAGCCCCTGCAACGCATTAACACCTAAGTTGGCTGGTAATGATTCGCTAGGTTGGCTTCCTTCACCTTGATTGCCAGCCATGCGCTGTACTTTGTCAAGCTCCAAACGCTTTGCTTCTAATGCAGCCTCAACAGAAAACTTCTCACGCTCAAACTCTAATTCAGCAGCCCTGATTTCTGCATCAAAGCGATTCTTTTCAGCAGCAGTCTGAGCCGATTGAGCCTTAACCTGCAATTCACCCATCTTCAACTGCGCTTCGGCCTGTTTATCATTAGCAGCAGCCTGTGCCTCTTGCAATGCCGCCCCTAACTGCTCAATAATCTGCTGAGCCTGCATCATCTGCGCTTGAACGGCAGGAGGAACACCCTTCATCTGCTCCTCTTGGCGCTCTGGGTCGCGCAACTCAGGAGGCAACCCACGCTCTACAGCATCCGCCGTTTTATCAGCGTTAGGCCAATCCATTGAGCGAATAATCATCGGCAAAGCAGGAAGCATTGCTTGTGGAGCGGCTTGGAATAGCTGAATCTGGGCCTCACGAGATTCCTCGCGCTTAGTGCTAAAGCTTGGGCCAGTTGTCACCGCCACTTCCATATCGCCTTGCGTCATATCGTAGTTAATGGGCTTGCCCGTTTTAGGGTCTACGTATTTCTGGTTAATCTTAACAGAGCGCACTTTCTTATCCTCGCTCATTACCTGAATTTCGCGGCTGCTATCGTAAATCTTTTTGCTCAAATCCTCGAAGATAATCCCGCCGTACAACAAAGCGCGGCCAAACGTATCAGCATAGTTTGAGGTGCTAATATCGCCCTCTTTTTGCCGCGCCATGATAGCTTTGCCAGACTTCTCGTTGCTTTGCTGGCCGAGGCTTGCAGGGTAAATCCCCGATGTGCCGTAGAAGTTTTGTTCCGCCATTTGAATCAATGCTACGGCAGAACCTAAATCAGCACCATTTTGCATGCGCTGCGGCGCGTTAATTGGCTGGCTATTTTCATCAATAGCATTGTATGGCAACCAAGCATAGTTTTTTGCGTTCGCAGTGTCGTAATACTTTTCTAACCCTTTAAATGCGCGAGCGTCACCAAGGAATGGGGATAGTGGAGCAGACTCGGCCAACTCAATCGCTGTATTCGTCGCGTAGTTGTAAAGCACCTGCGTGCTAATCATATCCTCATAAAGACCTGATAAATACGTTTTGCCGTTTACGATGGTCTTATTGCCCTCAACAAAGCAATAGGGAATATAAGAGCCAGCCCATTCACGCGTTTCTAATACTTCCGTCGCGGTGCATTTGTAATACATCACACGCGGCTTTTTAATCTCGCGCTCGCTGTAGTTCTCAATATCCTTAGGCTTTTTAATGGCTTTCTTGCCAGTTTCCCTATTAAACCACACCTTGCTCTTGTCGTATTCCATGCGCCAATAATGGCCAATGCGCACCAAGTCCTTGCCCATCACCGCCCAATCTGGGAAGTCACTGCCAATATCTTGCAAATCGCCTTCGGTGTAAGTTTTTTCGTATGTGCGGTTGAACTCGCCGCGAGGAACGTCCTCAATCTCAATCAGATAACGCCTGTCGCTTCTATCCTGCTCACGAGTTGCGGGGTCATCATAGACTTGGAACGTGTTGGGAATCTGCCGAATATAGATATTCTGGTCTGCGCTATCGTCGTTGTCATACTCAGTAGCAAACGCGAAGTACCCCCAGCCGATGTTAATCTGCGAGGCAATAGCCAGCTTATAAGCAGTCTGGGCACAGCCTTGGTTTTGCACTTCACGGATTTTATCTTCAAGCACCTCAGCCTTGTCAACATCAGCGTCAGTTTTTGGAATGTATTTAATCTGTGGGACATTCTTCCACTGGTCATTGATGACTTGCCTGCCGAACTTAGGGAGCTGATTGAATGAATAGGATGGGCGCTTACCGCGTGCTGCTATTTCCTCAGAGCCGAATTGCTTTGCACCGGGACGCACAAAATCCAATACAAACAACGCGCGCTTGCGGTTGTCCGACTCAGCATCAGCCGATAGTTTGAAGTGGTCGAGCATAGATTTGACGATTGAATCTTCGGCCATGCCCTAGTTCCTATGGTATGAGGTTTGACTATAATAACCGGGTTCTACAAGTTTAACAACATTTATTTGTGATACTTGCTGAATGGCCATAACTAGCGTGCGGAATGAGTCAGCGCCATGGCTTGCGCTATCATGTTGAGGGTCGTTTAACCACATCGCGTTAACCCTATCCCAGCGCCGCGAGTAGCTATCCAAGCGGTTGATAAGCAATGCAACCTTGGCTTCATCAAACCATACGTTTGGCAATAAAGGCTTGCAGTGGTTCATAATATCCAAATGGACTGATTTAGTAACGGGGATGATTTTAATAGGTCTAATTCCCACCCGCTCAGCAAGTTGGCGAGTGGTTTGTATCTCTGTTCCTACTATCTTCTTGTTGCCGTCATGAGGGAACCAGTGCGTGTCGTATGTGAAGCCCTTGCTTTGCAACAGATTGGCATAGAACGCCCATCCTTCGTTGCTTGATTCGTGGTAATCTATGACGTGGTGGCGGTTGTTTATCTTCTGATACCAGATTATACTCATTTGGTCTGAGCCTTGGCCAATATCCCAGAAAGTGCTTACAGGGTATTGCCTGTCATAAGGAACGTTAGTAATTTGGCCAGCCTTACGAACAAGCGCCATCTCCTTGCTGTAGTAAGCGCCCTCTGCTGAACCCTCGAACGCTTCTTCTGGAGTTGATGGGTACTCACGCCGCATATCCTCGCCCATAATGCGCTCTTTAACCGCATACCAAGCGTTTTGCGCTGGGTCGAGGTTGAATTTAGCTAGATAGTCTGCTGTTTCCTGTGGAATAGCGGTTGCAGCAGCTTCTTCGTCACTCAGGCGATAATCTGGATTGTTATACCATGCAAAGAAATGAAACTTAGGCTCCAGCCTACTAAGCTCGTGCCCTTGGTTCTTTAAGTTAATCGCAGCTTGGCATAGTTCATAGAACTCGCCAGCCTTGCCCTCGGCAGTTGATTCCACAAATATCTGTTGCCCAATACCGACCGCGTTCAATGCGCCCGTTTTAATCTCCCTAGCTTTCTCAGGTGTTGCGGCAGAAACCTTGCCATACTCCGAAATAAGCAGCTTTTGCAATGTATCACCGCGATGCGACGTTCCTACCGATATTCCCGAACCGTTGCTGAACTCCACCAATTCGGCGGCGTTTGTTGTCATGGTTGGAAGGCCGAGCTGATTTAGCCACGGTGGCAGATTCTCATAGGCATACTTAATCATCTTGAGCTTTTTCTTAGCATCATCAATGCCGCTGTCGATAATGCCGCATTTGTGATTGCTGTTGAACAAGCACGAATCAAGAAAGTAAATACAGATGATGGTTGAAAACCCAAGCTGACGGGCTTTAAGGATAACGTTGAAATACCAAACCGAGGACATAAACGCACGCTGCGCCCAATTGAACTTGAGCAGCACCTTCGCGCCGTTCTTATCGCGGATATGGTAGAGGTGATTAAGCCGCCATTCCTGATTGGCTAGATACTCATCCCTCAATCTTTGGTAAGCCTGTGCTTGCTCCATCGAGTTCTTTCACGAGGTTAACTACAGCTTGCAGCGGCCCGCCGTCTTTACCAGTATGCTCCTGCACATTGGTTTCTTTCCAGCCAGCCCGTGTCTTCATCCAGAAGATAAGCGAAGCCGTGTCACCACCCAAAGCCTTGCGGAACAGCGCGCCACCTATCTGAGTGTTCGCCTTGGTTCTGGCATTGTCCAGTTCGTCGCGGTAATACTTCGCTAAGGTGTCAACACTTATGCTTAGAACGCGGGCAATGTCCTCTTGGGGGATGCCCAGCGCAGACATAGACTCAACCTTATCCCGGCTGGCCTTATCCGGCTCGTGCGATGGCATTACCATTTGCGACCTCCGTGAATGTTAAGCCAGTTAAGGCGTGTGTGGCTTGCTTGCCAGTGAATTGTTCCCAGCGTTTGATAATGACATCAACGTATTTAGGGTCAAGCTCCATCAGGCGGGCGTGGCGGCCGGTCTTCTCGCAGGCGATCAGGGTTGACCCGCTACCGCCGAAGCTATCAACCACGACCTTCTTGTCTGGCTGATCCTGCAAGGCCAGTTCAATCAATTCGACTGGCTTCATGGTCGGGTGCACCGTATTTCTCTGGCGCTTGAGCGACCAGACATCGCCGCGTAACGTCTTGTGCCCACCGAAATCACCGTAATAGAAAATTATCTCGTGCTGCTTGAAGTACTTGTCCAAGTGTTGGGCGGGGTTCACCTTGTCCCATACGATCATCGCTTTCGGCTTGCGCCCGATGCCTTCCATTGCCTGCCGGAACAGATGCGCGTACTGCCAAGAGCAGCAAACGTACATCGTTTCGCAGCCAACAAGTGATTGGGTCAGGAAGTCCACGAAGTCCGAATCGGACATCTTGTCGTTCTTGATCTTCTCGCGCTTATCCTTCACGCCCTGATAGTCGATGTTGTACGGAGGGTCTGTAAAAACCATATCCGCACGGCCACCGTCCATCAGCACATCGAGAGCGTCCTGACTCGTCGAATCCCCGCACATCACCCGATGCTTACCGAGCAGCCATACGTCGCCAACCTTGCTAACTGGCTCGGCCTGCACCTCGGGCGCAGCGTCCTCGTCGGTCAAGCCCTGCACCACCTCAGGCGTAAGCAGCCCCGCTATTTCTTCACTATTGAACCCGGTAAGGTCAAGATTAAACCCAGCATCGCCCAACGCAGCGAACTCCACAGAGAGCATAGCGTTGTCCCAGCCAGCATTCAGCGCTAGTTTGTTATCTGCTATCACATAGGCCCGCTTCTGTGCGTCCGTCCAGCCATCGGCTATGATACAAGGCACCTCTTCCAACGCCAGCTTCTTAGCTGCCAGCAAACGTCCATGCCCAGCAATAATCCCGCCGTCTCCGTCTATTAACAAAGGGTTGGTAAAGCCCCACTCTTTAATGCTAGCGGCTATCTGTGTCACCTGTTCGTCGGAATGTGTGCGACTGTTCCTTGCGTATGGAATGAGCGAAGCCACTGTTTTTCTTACAGGATTATCAGCAGGCCATTTTATAGTTCCGATTTTAGCCATTTTAATCTTGCACCCTCAAGCTCTGGTGTTAATTCCCAAGTCATTCAGCCACCAACCCAAAAGCACCTTTATTATCAAACATGATATGGCTATAGCCCCTTGATTTCATATCGCCACCGCGTGAGAAATACTCATCCACTTTTAACGATTGGCCGTCATATTCGATTATGTCGCCAACCTTGGCTTGCTGTGTCGGAATGATAATTGGCTCAATCACTTTTCCCCCACATTCACAACAGTAACTCGCTTAACCCCGATAGCATTCCTGCCACAAGGCACATCTTCCCAAAACTTCAGCGCCTTCAATGCAAAGCGGATAGCCTTAGCTATGACAGTAGCCTTCAATTCTGACTCCGCTTCTACAGTCACGATAAAGCTGTGTTTAGTTTTGGCCATTGCGCTATTCTACCACATCATCTTGGTGGTTGTCAAGATTCCATTGCAACGCCTTAATAAAATCTTTTGGATAAAGCGCTTCAACTTTTTCTGGCGTGGTCAGTTTATTATTCCAGCTATTAATTAGTTGCAATAACTCCTCCTCACTGTGTGCTGGATTGGTTGTCATGCTCCATCCCCTGTTTTACATAAATATGGCACAGGCTCGGGATAATGAATATCACCGCAAGTGTTGCAGCGATTTTGTTCTAGTAAATCCTCAGTAGCCAGTTCAGGTGTTTCTCCATACCCGCACACGTCACCGCCCTCGTAATCTTTGAAGGTAGCTTGCCAATCGAGCATACGGTTAGGCGTAGGATTGCGTGTTTCTGATGTGATGATTGTCATATCTATGCCGCCTGTGTTTGCGCTTGCATAATAAAACCATACTGTGCTGGCGTAACAAAGCTAAGGCACATTGGATGTTTGCGAACATGAGCCGCTAATTTTTTAGCTGCGTTTGTATCGTTTGTGTTTGCCAGGT